ACGGAGTCGGACAGGGCGTCGAACGCGGCTTGTGCTTTCTTTTGCGCGGGGGTGAGTCCGACACTCGACCCGCCCGAGCCGCCGCCGCCGGTAAACGCGTTCGTGACTTTGTCGACGTCGTCGAAGTAGGTCGAGAGGTTCCCGCCTGTGAACGACGGGTTTTCCCCGAGGGACACGGCGAGGGCGGTGTAGCGGTCCCCAACGGCTTTGTTCGCACGGGCAGCGTTCGACGCGAGGATCGCGTTCGCTGCCGCGCGAGCGGCGTTCGCGAGTCCGACGTAGCGGGCGGTTTCCGCCCCGACAGCGGCGGCGTTCGACTTGGATGCGGCTTCCGACCGCTGCATCCCATTCATTAGCTCGACGTAGGCGTCCCCGGCGATCGGGATGTAGGAGATCAGGGTTTCGACCCACCCGTTCGCGCCCGCCCCGGCAGCGTTCGCGTCGTCTTGCGCGGCGGCGGCGGCGTCCGTCGCGTCGACGAGTTCGTAGAGCTTCGCGATCGCGGTCGTCGAAATGTCGATGATCGTCGCGAGGGAGTCCCCGGTCTGCTCGATTTGGTCGATCGCGGCGTCCGGTCCGCCCATCGCGGTCGACATTTCGTCGAGGGCGTCGAGGAGTTCGTACCCGATGACTTCGGACATTTCGGAGAGTGCCGTCGTGACGCGGTCCGCCTTGCCTTCCATCGTCGATGCGGCCGTCGACGCTGCCCCGGAGAACAGGGTCGACAGCTCCCCGGTGATCTTCCCGAGGTCTTTCGAGGCGAGGGTCGAGGCGGAAAGTCCGGTCTGTAGCTTCCCGAGCTTCCCGAAGTTCCCGTCGTACGCCGCGCCGAGCGCATCGACGGTCTGCTGCAAACTCTTGTGCGTCCCGGCGGATACGTCTTGCGCCAGGGCGAGGAGCTGTTCGGCTTCCCCGACGTCTTTCGTCGAGCGCAAGAGCCGTTCCATCGCGGGACGGAGTTCGGTGTCGGCGGTCCCCGTCGCCCGCTGCAACTTCGTGATGTATGCCTCGACGGATGCCTGTTGTCCCGCGCCCCCGATCGAATCCATCGTCCGGGACAGGGAAGCCATAGCCGCTTCGTCCTCCATAGCGGCTTTGACGGAGTCGACGGCGAGTTTCCCCGCGAGGACACCCGCCCCGGCCGCCGCCCCGATCATCGCCATACCCGCGAGGCGGGCAGCGGTCCCGACCTGGGCGAACGTGGAGTCGGCGCGATTGATTTCGGCGAGGGCGGATTTCATGCCGCGCCCGTTGTATTCGGTGAGGATCGGGATCACAATCGCCATAGCGTTACCTCACCCTCGCGATGGTCGCCGAGATTGCGCGGGACTCCTGACGGACGGCCGCCTCGACGTCGTCGGTCACCTTGCGCCGTAGGGCGTCGGACGTCCGCCAGACAGCGCGCGACGGCGACCCGAATCGGTCGCTGAGGTTCTTCCCCAGGGATCCCTTGTTCGCGAGGTCGAAGATCATCCGGGGGGCGTCGGCGATGAAGACGCGGACGAGGGGCCACCCGCCCTTATTTCGCTTCCCGCCGACCTTGATCGTCGTGACCTTTTTCTGATTCCATCCGGTCCGCCCGTTATGGTCGAACCCGGACAGCGGCGGCTCGGTCGGGAAGTTCGAGTCGATCGCGGTCGCGAGAGGCTTCGCGGCCGACTTCATCCGGTTCACGGTCGCCCAATAGAGTTTCTCGTCGGTCTTCCGGAGTTCGCGGAGGGTCGCCCGAACACCGATCACGGTCCCTGACACGGGCGAACCTCCTCTCTTACTTCGCGTTCGCGACGACGTCGATCATCGTCGCGAGGGTGTCGCCGTCGAGCGCGATGAGCGACTGGACAGGAATCCCCGTCATAACCGCCAGCTCGACGACGGTCCGCATCACGGAACCGGCGGGGGCGACGTAGGGTCCGGCGGCGGCTCCTCCGGGGGTCCGACGTCGACGATCGCCCGCTCGAACGCGTCGAGGGTGTCGCCGTAGGTCCCGTCGGCGGTGAGCTGCCGCCACACGAGTTCCGCCATGTCGCCGAGTCCGACGCCGTCGCGGGCGAGGGACTGGATCTTCGTCCGATGCTCGCGTTCGTAGCCGATGATCGCGAACGGCTCGACCGTGACCGACGCCGGTTCCCCGCCCCGTAACTGATACCGGAAGACGAGTCGCATTAGACGACGGCCGCCTTCGTCGGGATCGCGACGAGGGACATTTCGACGGTGAAGTCGGAAACCTCTCCACCCTTCGCGATCGCCGACGGGCGGACGGCGTTCGCGCTGCCCGTGTAGGTCGAGCCGCCGACGGTCGCGACGTACGCGATCGGCGAACCGGCCGCATCCCACAACGCATCGAACAGGGACGTCGCCTCCTCCGAATCGTAGGCGGCGGTGATCGTGAGCGTCCCTGTCTCGTCACCGGATGCGGTACGCATCCCGCCGAGGGTCGGGTATTCGAGCTTTTCCGTCGCGAACGACAGCTCGAACGACTGGACGACGTCCACGTACGAGACTGTCGCGACGGTGATCGCACAATCGGTTCCGGTCACAAGGGCCATGACTAACTCTCTTTCACTTGGGCGGTGAGGGTGACGTCGGCTTCGAGGGTCGCGCCTTGTGACGTCGTTCCGTCGCTCCGGGGAGGATCGACGGACGTAATATGGAATCCCGACGGGGTCGCGGCGATGATCGCGACGACGAGGTCTTCGAGGGCGGCGATCGCGGTCGCGGCGTCGATCGCGGCGACGGTCGCGGTGACCGTGTAGGTGACCTTTGCGGAGAATGGTCCGACCCTGTTCGGTTCGAGCCACGGGGACCCGTAGCCGACGATCACGGCCGGGGGGACGAGGGTCGCGGGGGTGTACCCGTAGGCGACGAGGTTGGCGTCGGTGTAGGCGTCGACGAGGAGTTCGCGGGCGTCGGCGAGGGCGGTCATGCGGCGTCCCCGGTCTGGTCGAGCCACGGGCCGATGAGCCCGTTTACGCGGGCCAGGAGGGACGATCCCATCCGATACGGGCCGGGGGTCCCATCCATGCCGACGGACTGTCCACCGGCCGCCGTACGGTTCTGCCAGATATCGACGGCGAGGACGATCCCGGCTTCCTTCACGGGCAGCGGCGGAGTCGTGACGGCGGACGCGATGAGGTATTCGGTCAGGAGGGCGGTCGCCGTGGCAGCGACGGAGTCGAGGGTTCCGTTCGTCGCGGGCATCCCGAGCGCCGTAGCGACTTCGGTTCCGGTGACGATTGCCACGGTCGTTCCTTCCTGTCGATCGGGGTTCCCGCCCGCCCCAGGGGGCTAGGGCGGGCGGGACCCTCCGGGGGTCGCCCCGGCCGCCGACGGGACGGCGACGGCCGGGGAGCTTGCGGGTTAGGCGAACGACGGCGCGAGGACGGTGAAAGCGCCGCCGACGGTGACGGTGTGCGCGAGGTAGCCGTAGCGGGCGACGACGAACCCGAGCGTCGACGGGTTCACGACGGACAGGCCGACGGGACCGTCTTCGTACACTTCGAGGAACTCGGAACGGCCCATGATGAGGGTTCCGTCGGCGAAGTCGGACGACACGACCAGCTTGAGTCCGAGGGGGTTCGCGGCGAAGCTCGACGCGTCCATCGTCCCGGCAGCGTTCGACGGGGCGAGGGACGGGAAGATCGGACGCTTCGTCGTGTCGACGAACGACCCGATCCGCACCCACTGATCGACGGACGCGTAGAGGGTGTCGGGGAGGGATCCGCACCCGCTCTTGACGGTTCCGGCGGCCGTGTAGAGGGCGGCGAGAAAGACGTCGGCGGCGGCGTTCGCGGCGACGACCTGCTCACCCGTGGAGGCGGCGAGGAGGGCGTCGGCGACGGCGTTCTCGGTCTGGCGGGCGTACACCTTGCCGAGGTCGGCGACGGCGATGTTGAGAATCGCGGGATCGGTCCAATCCCGGTTCTGGAATGAGATGTTGAGCTGGCCGCCGTAGGTTGCCTTCGTGACGGTGATCGGGTCGATCTCCATCGTGGTCGCGGACAGGGCGGACAGCTCCGTCGACTGGACGGCGACGGACGAGTGCGTCGTGAGGAACGGACGCTCGAACGTCTTTCCGCTCTTGGGCATGGGGAGCTTGCGGGCCGACTCGATCACGGGCCGGTCGGCGTTCATCGTGTCGATGATCCCGCCGACGACGGGGACGGGGATGATGCCGGGGACGTCGGCGACGACAACATCGCCCGCCGCTGCCTGGATACGCATCCGGGCGTCGGTGTCGCCCTGCTCGGCGGCGACGACGGTCAGGATGTAGTCGGCGGCGTCCCGGAACGGGGCGACGCGGGGGCGGGTCGTGGCGACCGGCGTGGGGGTGTGGGAAGCCTCGACCACGATGGTCGACTCCTCCGGGGCGGCGACAGCGTCGAGGTCGGACATGGGGCTTTCTCCTTCGGTGGGGGTTTCACTAGCCGCAACACGGGACACGCGTGCGGAGTCAATGGCGGGGCGGGTGACGAGTCCGACATGGTCGAGGTCGGCGAGGGTGACGAGGAGGGTCCCGTCGTCCTCCGTCGTGTAGTCGATGACGTCGACGCCGACGGACAGACCGTCCCGGAACCGTTCGGCCGCCTCGACGAGTGCATCGTCCCCGGAGCGGGTCGCGACGATCCGGAAGACCGCGTCGATCCCTTCGGGGGTTTCGGACAGCTCGACGGACCGGCCGAGGGGTCCGGTCGTGTCATGCTCACGGACGAGGACGACGTCGTCGCCGAACCGGATCGAGCCGGGGGCGAACTTCGCGCGACCCTGCGACGTCCGGCCGACTTCCCCGAACGTGACGATCCGTCCGGCGATGATGCGGCGGCCGGGGTCGGCGGCCGTCAATGCGGCGTGGAGTTCGATCCTCATGCGACGGTTCCTTCCGTGCGGACGAATCCTTCGAGTGCGCGGGCTTCCTCGACGGTGTAGACGCCGAGGGGGACGTACGTTGCGGCGAGTTCGGCTCGGAGCTTCGGGTCGGCCCGGAGGAACGGGGCGAAGTCATGCTCGACGCGGACCCCGCCCCCGGTGACGTCGTCGAAGGACAGTCGCTCCTCGACGGCCGTCGCGAACGGCAGTAGGGCGGCGTGGAGGTCGAGTCGCTGTTGCGTCGTCGTGACGTACGTCATGGAGGAGTCGGAGATTCCCTGCGACAGATACAGGGCGGGGATGCCGGTCACGCGGGCGATATCGAGGACGTCGGCGTTGACGAAGTCGATGAGGGCGGTCTGTTGCGCGTCGAACCCGAACTTGTCGAGTTCGATGTCGCGGCCGACGTAGGCGGTCGACCGGGACCGGCGGGCAGTCTCGACGGACTCGACAACTTCGGCGACCTGGGCGGGGGTCTTCCGGGGACCGTTGTTCTTGATGACGGTCGTCGGGGTCGGGGTCTTCGCGTACAGGCGAACCGCGTCCGTGTGCATCCGTGACGTCGAGATAGCGCGCGCGCCGTCCCCGAGCCACCCGCCTGCCATGCACTCGAACCCGATCACGGCTTCGGCGGGCAGAGTCTCCTCGCGGTCGTCGATCATCACGCGGTAGGACGTCGCGTCGACGTCGAGGACGTCGGCGGCGGGGAGGGACACGATCGACCGATGTTTCCGGGCGGGTCCCTTCGCGTCCGGGTATCGCCACCCGTCCGGCGACGACCATTTCGGGTTCCGCCAGTACCCGACGCCGTAGTCGGCGAGGTCGGCGTAGAGGTCGGCGAACACGGCCGACCGGACGCGGCCGGGGTCGGGTTGACGGAGGAACGGGATCGAGGGGACGCGGGTCCCGTTCGCGTCGTACTGGTCGAGTCCCAGCTGGGCGAGGGTCGAGGCGACGAGGACTTTCGCCCGCCGGTACGCGGGGACACTCATCGCGACGGCCCGCGTCACCATGAGGTCTTCGATCAGGTACAGCGATCCGTCGCCCATCATGCCGACGTTCCCGAGTGCAGAGGTCGGGGTGTCGGGGGGTTCGACGGTGACGGCGGCGGCCGTCAACTCGAACGCGTCACGAACGCGGTCGGCGCGAAAGATTCCCACGGGCCGATCGTGCCCGACCGCTAGCACACTTCCGGGGCGGCGGGCGATCTAGGCGAGTTCGGCGATTTCGGCGTGTCGGGCGATTTACGCGAGGAGTTCGTCGGCGGCGAGGTAGAACCCGATCCCGAGGGCGACGGCCGACGCGATCGGACCCGACGTCGCCGACTTCCGCGAGAAAATCCACCCTCCGTCGGCGAACGGCTTTGCGACCGCCCGCCCGAGGTCGTCGACGACGTCGGCGTGTCCGTCGTGGGCGATCGTCCCGAGCTTGACGGCGGCGACGAGGGACGCGCACCCGTTCGCGAGCTTCGTCCCCGACACGGGACGGAGGCGGTCTTTCCACCCGTGATTCGCGAGAAGCTGGGCGACATGGTCCCCGGTGAGGCGGTCGAACCCGATCACCTCGGGTTCGAAGTCCGTCGCGATCGCGAGGACACGGTTCGCGTAGAGGTCGCCGTCGATCCCCTGGGGGTCGTCGACGGAGTCGAGGACGGACACGGCGATACGGCCGTCAGCGGTCCGGTAGTACCCGAGGACACGGGCCGACAGGCGGTCGGGGGCGAGGTCGAAGGTCATCCAACGGGCGGCGTCGAGCGGTTCCGGGGGAGTGTCGACGGCGAGGGCGGCCCACGTGTCGGCGTCGATCACCGGGGCCGACGCTCCGTCGGCCCACCATCCCAGATGCTCCCGGCCGAACGCGTCGACCGACATCAGCTTGCGGGCGTCACGGAGGAACCCTTCGGCGAGGACAACGGTCCCGAGGGACGGGTTCGCCGCCCCCCATTCGCGCGGGTCGTCGAGGTCGACACGGCGGTCGACGGAGTACTCCCGGTAGGAGAACCCCGCCGGGGCGGTCCCCGACGCCTCCCGGCCACGGTCACGGATGCGACGGAGAACGTCGGAATCCTCGTCCGTATCCGCCCCGGCCGACCCCGAATAGATCACCTGTCCCCGCCCCGCCGACGCGGGCTTCGCGGTGAGGGGGAACAGGGCGGCGACCGACGCGTCCGACAGGACCATCGCCTCATCGAAGAACAGGAGGTCGGTTTCCCGGCCGCGCCCGCCGTGTTCGGTCCGGGTCCGGGTCTGGAACACGCCGCCGTTGGTGAACTCGATCCGCTCTTTACCGTTCGACACGTACGACCGGCCGACGAGTTCGGCGAGGGACGGGTGTGAGCAGACTTCCCGCATCATGCCGAAAATCTCCTGACACGTGTCGCCGAGGTGAGCCGTGTAGAGGACCCGCCGTTCGTCGAGGAACGCGATCCCGATGAGGGCGCGGGCGGCTTCGAGGAGGGTCTTCCCGTTCCGGCGGGGGACGACGAGTCCGGCGGTCGTCCGGGTGAGCCGAACCCCACCGACCGCCGACGGGTCGTCGACGACTTCGAGCCATTCGTCGAGGGTTTCCGCCTGCCAGTCGAAAAGGTGAACCCCGGCCGCGTCGAGGCGGTCGCACGCGAAGACCCCGAGGGACCGCGTACCTTCGGCGCGGGTCGTCGCGTATGCCGCTAGACGGCGTGGAGCGGCGTCGACTGCCACGAACTCCCCGCCTTCGCGTCGTCGGCCGCCCTCGCTGAAATGGCCTCCATGACGGCCCGCCATTCGACGACGGCGCGGATTCGGGCGGCGGCCGGGGTGAGAACGTCGTCGGCAAGTTCGGCCAGGAGGAGAGCCGACGCCGCGAGGTCGTCGAACTTCTGGGGGAGGTCTTTCACGACGCGGCGGGTTACGGCGACGCGCCGCATCGAACGGTTAGCCATTGTCAAGAGGCTTTCGTCGTCCGATCGTCCACCGTTGGCCCTTGGAGGCTTCCGGGGACGTCGGGACCGTCGGGGAGAGAGTTTCCCAAACAGGTCCATTAGTGGTGCCGGTCGTCCGCAAGAAACGACCGGCCCGCTTCGGCGGTCCGGGTCGATGCGATCGCGACGAGTTGCACGATCGACACGACGCGACGAGGTTCGAGTCGTCGTTCAGCTGGGCTTTCGTCCATCCCTGCCGATGCCCTTCGACGATCGAGACAACGTGGTCGACGGATGCCCGGACTCCCGACTGTCGGAGGTCGATGCCGCACCACGCGCACACCCACCCGTCGCGGTTGAGTACCCGTTGCCTCTGTCGTTGCCACCCTCGCCCGTACTCGACACGGTCCGTCATCGGCTCATCCTTCCGGCTTGTGTCGCGCGCGTAGCGTTACAGACATGATCCATCGAAGGTTGACTACGGCTTCTAAGTACGTTCGTTCGTCCGTCCGTTCGTGTAGTACAGGACGTAGATACGCCCTGTATTACGGATGTATCTACGTGTGTTCGCCGCATGTACATGCCCGCCCTTCCTTCATCCATCGGATGCAGATCGCGCGTCGCTTCCCCTGTTGCTTCGCTTCTGTCACGCGTGCAAGCTCTTGACGGTCGGCGTAGTTGCGGATCGCGTACCCCTCGTCATCGGCGTCGAACAGGTCACACTCGACGAGGAGGCGGGCGAGGCGGGGGTTCCCGTGGAGCATGGGCAGGATGTAGCCGGGGATACGTCCGTCGGTCCCGTGGCCGCCTGCCCACCCTAGGGCGGTGATGTAGAGGGCGAATGCCTTAGCCCCGTCCCGTAGGGCTAGGAGTCGCACGATCTTCCTGTTCGTGCCGATGTTCGCGTCGAGGCGAACCCACGGAAGCCCGTCACTCATCGTTGTCCCCTTTGTGGAATCGGGCGTAGTGGGCGCTAAAGGCGGCCGCGCCGCCGGTCCCCGATCGGTCGCATATGAGACAGACCCATCGGCCGTGCGGGTTGACGCCGCGTCCCTGTTGACGACGAACGGGGTCGAGGTAGGGACTCATTCGCCGCCTTCCCTTCGGGTGACGGCGGCCCGTGGCCGTGCGCCTGGTCGTTCCCGTTCGGTTTCGGCGTAGGCGAGGGCGAGGGCGTCGAGCCGTTGGATCACGGCGCACCGTTGCCGGAACGACATGCGGGCGTAGACGGACGGCGGCGGGAACCCGATCACGGCGGGCATAGACGGGGTCGTCACGGTGACCACGACGATTCAGGAGGGACGTCGAGGGCGGCCGAAGTCTCGCCCCGGAACGGGGCGAGGATGACGTCCGTCGGGTATCCGAGGCTGTCTTCCACTTCGGCGAGTTCCTGTTCGAGTCGGACGGCGACGGCGATCGCCCGATCCCGTTCCCCGGTGAGTTCGATGATGCGGCGGGACGCGGCGAGGATGAGTTCCCCGGCCGCTTCCGACGTCTCGACCTGGGCTTCGAGCCGTCGGATCGTCGCCATGAGTTCGAGGACCCGAAGCTCTAGTGACTGTTCCCGACTCATCGCCCCGCCTCCCCGTCGTGGATAGCCGCTCGCCGCCACGCGAGAGCGTTCTTCCCGTACACCCAGCCGTAGGCCACCGCTGACACGATGAACCCGTACTGCCGAGTGCTGACCGCGTAGGCCAGCCACAGCACCTGAGCGCCCAGTCCGATGAGCCACGCCCACCAGACCTTGCGACCGGCCATGTAGAGGCCGAACACTCCGACTGCGGTGAGCAGCCATGACCACCA